CCCAGTCAATGACAATTTCACGACCAACATTTCGTTCTAGTACGGCTGCATATTCTAATGAACCAAAGACGCCTTCCCATGCTGATGCAAAACTTTTGCCCTTAGCAATCTCACCGTCAATAAACGCCTTGGTGCCATCTTGGCGCAGTTGTCCAACAATGGTTTCCGGGCCCATGTTTAAGGCACGAATTGCTGATGGATATAGACTGTTGATGTCTAAAGAGCCAATCCACTCGTGAATGCCTTTCTTGGGATAGGCAACATATGCACCAGCGGCTTGATTACTAAAGCCTTCTTCTCTAGATATTCTATTAGGAACAATCATTCCACGCTTGTGAGCCTCATTGATAATGGCCTGTTCAGTCACAGCAACAGCACCCATTGTGGTCTGTAGTAGCACAGTACATTCGTGTGCCAGTGTATTGGCAAGATCTAGGAACTTGAGTTTTTTATCTAACTTTTCCAACAGCATACAGTCTTGTCTGTTGTATTCGATGAATCTGCGGAAGTCATTGTTGTACAGTTGATCAAGTGTGCCTTCGTAGACAGTCTTGTTCTCACCTATCTCCATTTCTCCGATAGCATCTAGTCTATAGGTGTGGCGCTCTTCATAAGTGTACTTGCGATATAGTTCAAGACTGTCTAGGTGTACACGCCCAATAAGGTCATATGTGACAGCCGCCTTGCCATACTTCTCATACTCACGCTTCTTGGGAAACTGATCCCACAGGCAAAATCTGCGTGTGTCCTCTTTGCTTAGAACTTTGGTAACACGATTAACAGTATATGGAATATCAAAGCCTTCTGAATTCCACCCACTTAGTACGTCTGCATCTTGTATTAGATCTAAGAATGTATCTAACATATCTGCTTCGTTATCAAACAGCATGGTGTTGGGAAATTCTGCAACCTGTTTAGTTGCCTCTTCCATACTTAATGTCTTAGGAGGAATCGCCAAACACACCATAGTCTGCATCCATTGTAGGTAGACAGCAATGGCAGTGATTGGCATAAATGCATCTTCTGGCGATGCATAGCCACGTTCTGGATCGAAGTCTACCTCAATATCAAAAAACGCTACGTTAAGTTTAGGTGCGTCAACATTGATATAGTTGTCTTCTAGACAACGGTAAATGGGATTAATATCGCTTTCAAACAGTTTCTTGTTTGAATGAATTGCAAGTTCTTTACGATGTTCTTTGACATTTTTAGAACTTACTCTGGACAACGATTGTCCAAAAATACTTGTGAATTTACCCTTGGCGTCTGGATAATAAAAAACATGTCTTGCAGGATATTCTTTGTAATGCCGTTCGCCTTTATCATTGCGTTCAACAACATTGATGATATCCTGCTCTCTGTTATAGAAAGCGTCTACATAACTCAAATTATTCTCCTATGCAATTTAGGGCTTGCAAATACCAATTTGCGGTTTATGGCCACGCCTACCTTCTTACTTTATTTAATTAATTAGCATTCTTGTTAGGCCAACACTGTCAATACTGACTAGCAAGAGGTAGTTAGCCAGCATGCCAAATGATTTCCTAGTATAACTAGCCCAAGCATACATGGCACAACCAGAAATCCATATAGGATAAAGAGCAAGTAAAGGCGGGGTGGGGACGGTGACTGCCATAGTGATCGCACAGCCAATACTAATAGCCCAAGCAAGTAGCTCAATAACAAAGCGAAACTTATTAGACTTCCAGTCATCATGTATCCATTCTAGTGTGGGTCGAAACACATCATTTATCATTTATTCTTCTCAGTAGCTAACAAGTTTAACAGATTTTTAATTTTTGTCAAGTTTTTGTATTCCAATATATTGTCAGTCATGCTATTAACGCTGTCTAATATTCGCTTATGGTACACGGATTTGAGAGGAACAACATCCATCTTAACAAAGAACAAACTGGTTTCGGAATTTATTTTGGCAGTGGTTTGTGTCTCATATCTAAAATATAAATCGTCTAGGCCAACGGGTTCAATTTGTTTTTTGTTGTTAGGATGATTACTTAAATCAGGATTGGTGGTTATAGTCCAGACCCATCTGCGAAAACTTGTTTGTTCACACATTACCCTACTGATACCGGGACTGGCTTTTACCAACAGTTCACTATCTGCTACCGGTCTATGAATATCTTCTAGAGTCATACCTAATCGTTGTGATGGGATAAAGCCGCTGGGAAAGCAAAAACAAATAGCTGTTAGTTTGCCTTGATGCATGACAGCAACATCTTCCTCCAAGCGCAGTGCTAGATCTTGGATTTGATTAGAATATACACCGCAATATCTTGCAGCACGTTCAACGATAGATTCTGATCCTGCGATCTGACCAAATAAATCTGTGTTATACTTTGACAATTCTTCTTTTTTCTTTTGTATTATGTCTAGATCAGGAGAAGAAATAAAAACAGGTCCTGTATTACGTATCATATTAGGACCTGTAGTGTACGGTGTTTTTACAAAATCAATCTGCATGCCTAGTCAAAAAGTTAACCCGCATTTTCTTAGGGTGAAAATATTCATTGACTACCTGTTTTGCAACTTCAAGATCAAATTCTTTACAACTGAAAATATCAAAGTAGGCCGTGCCATCTAATTCCATAAAATGACCACTGATGTTGCTGGTTGTAATTAATTGCAAAAGACTATATCCCTGTTTAGGATCTCCGGGGAGAAGATATTCGATGATAGGTTCTCCGTGTGCAGTCATATCGATGCGTGCCACTAGGTCTTTTACGAACTTGTATATGTTATCACGATCTTTTACGGCAGCTATATCACAGCCGCTGCAATCTAATAATAAATGATATCCCCAGTAGCTCATTATTCAGGCAACCTCTTGGTGACACCTAGAATCATTTCAATGTCATTCCATTCTTGCTCGTGGTCTTTCCAATTGTCTTTATGTGCAATAGAAATCGCCTTGTTGATTACGCTGGGTTTAATTTGGAGTTCTTCAGCAACTGCTTTCACAGTTTCTTTAAGGCCCTCTTTGAGATCTTCTACTTCACGTAGCACGTTGCCGCCCTCGTTGATCAATCTTTCAAGTTTTGCTTTTTCTTCGGGACCGTACATTCTAGTTGACATAATTTTCTCCTATAGAACTATTATATAGCCAACAAAAAAGCCGGTCAACTAAATTGCCGGCTTTTCAGTGCGATTGGTTAAATTACTTTTGGTCTTCGCTTAGTACATCGTACATTTCGAATACACCGCCCATGCGCTCGTACACCATGCCTGCATATACATCAGCTTTGATGCCCTCGCCAATTTTTTGTTTGGCCACACGTTGAGCCCATGCAAACAGTTCTTGATCGACTGCATCGATCTGTTGTTGTCCCCCACTCTCTTGAACAAGTTTGATCATGTCTTTGAATGACAGAATGTTTTCGACCGACTCTTTAACAGTCTTCTTTTTTCCAAAATATTTGGCCTGCTTATCGCTCATGCCTTTCTTGCCAGCTGGCTTGTCATCGCCTTTGTCAGCAACAGCTTTTTTCATCGGCTCTTTCTTGTCGCCATCTTTATCCATGTCTAAGAAGTCCGGCTTAGCGCCTTCGTCCATAATCTTGGCCATCTTCTTTTTCTTTTCTTCTTTTTTCTTCTTGGCTTCAGCTTTATCAGCTTCGCTTTCTTCTTTAGCTGCTTCCACCATCTTCATGAACTTACTTTTGAATTCTGGCTCAATGCTTTCCTTCTTGGTGTTATCGAATTTCTTACCACCTTCCATACCCCAAGTTCCGGTCTTAGACTTTTTCTGTTCTGGAGCACCTTTTTTCTCAGCAGCAGATTTAGACTTAGCACTTGACTTTGGTTCAGAGTGTTCTTCATCACTATATCGATCTGGATTTTCTTTATGCTTGGTTACACCTTTTGTAGAACGGTCAATAGTTCCACCAGTAGAAGATTTTTCTTCTTTGACTTTTTCATTTTTCTTTTCATCGTCCGCTTTTTTCTTAGCTTCAGCAACATATGTAGAACGTCCACTTAGTACACGTAATTGTGCATCTTCGTTTAGTTGAACAGCTTTTTCTAAAACTGGTGCAGCTGGTGTCTGTGGAGGAGCTTCCATGCTGTCTAATTTGCTAATAAGTGATTTAAAATCCATTTTTATCTTCCTTGATATTTTTTATCTAGCCACTGTTCACACAGATTGCTTTTAATTTGGTACTGCACCGATTCTTCAAATTCTCTAGGACCTTGCTCGATAGCGCCTTGTTTCTGAGATTCGTAATCCATCTTCTCATGAACAGAATTCAAATGATCGTTGGCCACAGAGATATAACTGCTGATCCAACCATCTAAATTGTCGCCTTCTTTGATCATAC